ATTGATTTTAAAAAGGTTGCCCTTAAAGCAACCTATAACCCGTTACATTCGGGCATTCATTGATGCTATGCCTGGCGCAATGGCATCTATTTGTTTTTTGAATTCCTCATACCTGAATCCTTCAGTGTGGTGTTTAATGTGGACGTTGCCTAAGCTCTGGTATCCCACATGTGTCACGTCACGTTTATTATGGTACAATTTCATGGTGCTAGATAGTTGCATGTTGATGCCAAAAGTGATACGGCGCACTCTTGGCACTAACATGTTTTGCTGCAAGACTTTGATGAGTTGCAGCATTGTTGCGTCGTTGGTGCCAGTCTGTATTCTGTTCAACGCCAAACGTTCACTAAAACTTGTGCCTAGTAATGGATACTCAGTGTACCCTATGGCATCAAGCACCTTGTTCATCTCAGGGCAGTTGCCAATCATGAAAGCATATGATCCAACTTTCGATATGTGCTCAATTGTATTTACATCATGTGTCATGATGCCTAGCCTCTCATACAATCGGGTCCAACTGGCACATATTCTGTAGCCCACACCTTCCAGCCAGCCAACAATCATTTGCAAAAAGATTGCCACACCAGTCTCATGAATGCTAAATGTTGCTATGACGTTATGCCTTGATTTAGCAATTATAGCGACCTCTTTCTCTGACATTTCATCATCTGTCCACATTAGACTATCATCCCCAAGCGTGATGATGTATGCAATGTTGTACACTTCTTTTAAGTCAGCCAACAGCAACAGATTGCGCAGTTCATTGCCTAATGAGGTCATTTCCCCTCCTGTCCACCTCATCCCAGCACGGTGTGTCGTTATTTTTTCTTGTGTGCGGATGACAAAACCATCATGTGCTTGTGCTAGGTAATCTACTACAACAGGATCCAAGCCTAACCGGCGTAGCAAGTGGTTCTCATAATTTAAAATATCCCTGTCTGTTTGCCTATCCTGCTTTGACAAATCAAGCTCAACCATGTATTTAGTTTTGTTAATCGAAGCCAGTCTGGAATTAAGCTGTGTCATATCCATGCCATCACTGTACTCAATACAAGATCTATTTAACACTGATTTAAAACGCTGCTTGCACCTGTTTATTAATGGGCATATGACCATGCTAACATTGTGGCGGTGCCATATGATGACTCTCCCTATCTGTTGCGATAAGTCATCAACTTGCTCTTTCATGAGGTTCTCTACTTTATAGTGACCACGTGCCTCGCGTGCTTGGAACAAATGAGATTGTTCCCTAAGCAACTGCTCTAATGCAGTGAGATGCTGTTCTTGCTTGCCTTTGATGGACAGCCATGACAATGTGTCGCTAATTGACGGCTTGATGGTATCTGACTCAAAGAAATCAAACAAATCTTCGCTGTTCTCAACGAAAATGTGTTTTGACATTTGTTTTTCATATTCCTCAACAGGGACGCTCTCAGTGCGCAGGGGCAATATGCCATGCATACGTGTGCTTATTGCATTAAACATAGCAGTAGCTTGTTTGTTAACTGTGGGCCTGTTTACCAACGTTGGATTTCCAAGCATGGTAAAACTTTGCTGACCAACAGTCAACGCGTGATCACGCACCTTGATTGATCCTTCCATTGGCATGCGCAATTGGTTACAATGTAACTGGTCTGATTGCCTATAAAACCCCTCAGCATTCTCAGAACTGTAGCTGTAATCCAATTCTGATGAATGCACTGTTGGGCTCATGTCCTCACTCATTAAAGACCCATGTTTTGCCATAATAAGAATTTGTTTGTGCAAGTAGTTATCTTGTTCTGCAAAACTGC